TTATCTACCGTTCATCACCTCCTGTTTTTCCGTGTGGGACAGATTTGGGACGCAATCACCAAAAATCGAGTCGATTTGCTTCGCGTGTTCGGTCAGATGATTAGGTGCCAGGTGTGCATACCGGCGAACCATTTCTATTGACTCCCATCCTCCCATCTCCTGAAGAACCGAAATCGGGACGCCAGCCTGAACTAACCAGCTCGCCCAAGTATGTCTCAGGTCATGGAAGCGGAAATCCTCAATGCCAGCACGTTTAAGCGCAGCCCTCCAGGCTGTGTTTGCGTCATACCGCATCTTCCTCACTGTCGGCGCTTTAGTTCCATCAGGCCGTGTGCAGCTTTCCTTGTAGACGAAAACCCACTTGTGGTGATTGCCTATTTGCCTTTTTAGTACACGACATGCAGTATCATTCAGCGCCACGCCAATGGCCTGATTTGATTTACTCTGCTCCGGGTGTATCCACGCCACCCGGCGCTGCATGTCTATCTGCTGCCATTCAAGATTGATGATGTTCGACCGCCGTAGCCCCGTCGCCAGCGCAAACTCGACAACGGACTTAAGCGGATCAGGGCATTCATCAATCAGCCTTTTCGCCTCATGAGGCTCCAGCCATCGAATGCGTTTGTTCTTCGGCTGCGGCACTTTCACAATGGGCGCTTTGTCCAGCATCTTCCATTCACGCTCGGCGGCACGTAACAACGCTTTGATGAAGGAAAGGTGAGTGGCCTTTGTAGCTGTGGCCGCCGGTCGTGGCACATATGGCGGAACGGGCTTCCCTTTCTTCCTCAACGCCTCTTCCCTGAGCTTCCAGTTTTCCTCGTGCCGGCGGTTGGTCATCTTCTGAATCGCGTTATAGATTCGCGTCTCAGTGATGTCCTTCAGCTGCATCCCTGCAAAGTGTTGCAACCAGAATCCGATCCGGCTCTTGTCATCGTCCAGTGACTTCTTATGCGCCTTCTCCTCAAGCCACCTGACACACGCTTCCTCGAATGTCATGTCCGGCGTCTCGCCCAGCTTGCTTACGCGCCAGGCTTCGGCCTTCAGCTTGTCATGGAGTTCCGTGGCCTGCCTTTTGTCCTTTGTCCCAAGAGACTGCTTAAATCTTTTGCCGTCCGGCAATGTGAAACTGGCGTACCAGGTCTCACCTCTGCGGAAGAGTGACATATCAATTCCTCTCGTATGCCATCACCCGCGCTCACGGCGACAGTATGCAGCGGAGATTTAAGGGCTGCAATGCAAGCCTGGCGAGTGGTGAGGTAGGGGGATTTTGGTTTTGAGGGGTCTTTTCGGGTGGCCTGTAGTCGTCCTGACTTTATCCAGTTTGTGGCCGTGGGTCTGGATATGCCGAGCATGGCGCAGGCCTCATCGAGAGTGAGGCTGTATTGTTCCATATTTCACTCCAGTACCAGCTTTATTGCTTTGATCATTCCGGTTAGTTCATGCATCACCCTTTCTCGCTCCGAGGAGCCTTTAGGCAGGCTTAGCTTTAAACTTTTCATGGATTCCGCCTCGACAAGAAGCCTCCTGGCAATCTCTACTCGCTCATTCATTCGATTATCTCCAGGCGTAAAAAAGCCGCCATCAGGCGGCTCACTCGATGCGGATATGTGGGATTTTCCCGGCGGCGATGGCGGCGTAAAGTTCACCCATGGCAATCCGGTCAACTTCATTTGGGGCATCTACACTGGGAGGCGCTGAAAAGAAAACATTCAGCATCAATTCTATTGCCTCCTCGCGATTCTTGTCCGCTTCTGAGCGGATGGGGCGGAATTCGTAGCTGACTTTGTCCAGTGTTACCGCATCTTTACCAGCCCATCCGAAAGCAATTCCGCAATCGACCCCGACGCAACGGAAGAGAAACCATTTGGCATTCGCTAAGTCACGGTATTTTGCCTCACACTTACAACCCACCGGCGGCAAACCTTCGCCATTCCATACCGGCTGTTGCGCAGCTGCGAGAGCTGCTTCGTATTGTTCGCGGGTAACTCTGGCTTCCCGCCATTCATCAACTATTTCAAACTTCTCATCGTCAAACAAAAATGGTCTGTATGGTTTTGAACCATTAAAAAGCTTACCGTGAGAATTCTGCTCAATCACATTAATCCGATCAGGCCACCCGCCACGCTTCGGCAATTCCTGCACCAGTAAATCAATCAGCTTCATATCTTTGCTCCAATAAAAAACCCGCCGAAGCGGGTCATGGTGTTAACTCAAAATTGTCATCCCACGGCGGGAATGTGCTCATCCGCCTGTGTGAAAGGATGTACTCAGACGCCACAGCCATCGACGTCGGCCGCTCAAACTCCAGCATAAACACGTCGTCGTAGGCTTTCCCTAGCCACCACCCTCCGCCATATTCCTTGGCTCGCTGAATGAGCACCCATCGCCCAGGCTCGATGTGGCGATGCACCTCTCCGCGATAGATGATTAAGTAGTCCGAATCTAGGCCCATGACACACCCCAAAATAACTGTATTTATATACAGTAAATTGAGGTGGGCAGGCTGTCAATTCGTGGCCTTACTGCTTTTCTTTGAGTGTCCATTTAACAGGCTTGCTGGTCTTTTTCTGCTCCTTCTCGAAAGCGGATTTCGCATCGTTGTAACCACACGGAACGCAAACATAATCTCCAGACCAGCCACGCATTGTTGTCTCTTTGGAGATGGCAGAAGAACCACATTTTGGACAAATCATATTAATGAACTCCTCGCTGTTTGAGAGGGTATGATAACCAGCCGAAAGGTCATTTATGCAGCAGAGAATTGAAAATGTTGTGTAAGAGCTGCTTTTCGCTCTGCTGCGGATTTAGTCATCACCCCTCCTTGCCGGTCGTCATCGCGTTAGCCATCTTCACGCCGAGACGCAGATCATCCAGCTCGAAATCACCCTTAATTTCTGCATGACGGAAAGCCACAGCGAGAAACTCAAGGCATTGTTCGTTTGTCCATTCCGGCAACTTGTAAGGCTGGCTTACAAGTTCAGCCACAACCGGCGCGGGCGAATAGCAATCTTCACACAGACTATCAACTGAATACCCGACGATACTCGCGCTGCATTTTTTGCAGATCCTGCGCACATTCGAGTTAACAACCGGCGCGGGCGGTGCGGTGTACTCGTGCGCTTTCATGCATTTATCAAACCCGGCGCTATTATTCTCAATGCCGAAATTCCACCCTGCCGTAAGCCCCGCCTTATACGCACTTTCCTGTAATCTTTCGACATCAACCACCGGCGCGACCGGCTCTCGCAGCGCCCGCAGTGCTACGCGAGCAATTGCTAATTCTGTTTCAAGCTCCCGCCGCACTGAATCAAACGCGCTCTGTTTAACCGAAAACTCAAGCCGCTTCACTTTCTCTGCGCAGGCCGCCGCCAGCGCCTCTTTGTTCATTTCGCTCACGCTTCACCCCCTGTCTCAAGATTGATGCCAGCCGCGCGAGCCTCGTCCCAGGATTGCATATACTCCTGAATTTCTTCCCACGGCTCGCCAGCAGCAGCCAGCCCATCAATAACGCGTTGGCGCTCGTTATGACGCTCACGAGCCTCAAGCTCTGCGATACGCGCGTCTTTGGCTTCCAGTTCATCCAGCAACGCCAGCACTGTGGGGGGGTTGGCAGCGGCGATGAATTCAGCGTTGCGCTGCCCAATTTCATCCCATGCAACATGGCATTCGCCGTCATATTCCTCATTGATGCACGCCGCTGTAGAGTTGAGCGTATCAAGCAGGATTTGATTGTTTTCGTCATAGACAGCATAAGAGGTGTAACCTTCCACGCAGTCATCTCCAGAACCGTAAGTTCCTTCATTGCTGCATGAGTCAGACCACCATTCTCCCTTTGTAGCCTTTTCTGCTTTCCGGCGCAGCGCCTGTTTGTCGATGTGTTTGTCGATGTGTTTGTCGATGTGTTTGTCGATGTTGCTCATTGGGCGGCCTCCCGAGCTAACTTCTTCACTTCGCGGACAAGAGATCTCACACGCTTTTGTTCGTGAAAAAGTCTGCGGTAAAGGTCTTTGCGCATATCTTCGTACTTGATCAGCTTTTCGTAATCCCAGTACGGGTAAACGCATCCAGTGTAGGAATCACGCAAGGTCTGGTAATCTTCAGGAGTGATAGCCATGCCGCCGAAAAATACGTAACAGCGCTTCAGAGATTCCAAATCGCAGGCGGTTACGTCTTGATGCCCAGGCAGGCAACCAGACCACCAGTGGTCTTTAACTTTCCGCTGGCTTCCATCCCGCATATTTAGCGTCATCTCACTCCCGGCAAAAGCTTTGAAGGCTGCACTTGCCGGCGAATATAGAAGTGGACGTTTAAATGGGCCGTCACTGCCGATTAAATCTCTTCCAATCTCGTCATAAACAAAATTTAGCGGACGATTCAACACCAGCGCCTCTCTGTTATTAATCTGAACCACTGCGACAACTTTCAGTTCTTCGCTCATGACTGCACTCCTTTGCGAAGCTGGTCTGATACTATATCCACAATTCTGGTTAGTGCCCTTGCCCGTGTTGAACCGCTAGAATCAACAGCAATGTGCTCCCTCAATTTTTCAGCCAACATCTCCACACCCTGCGCACGCACTTCAGCCAGAAAAGAGTCAGTAGCCGGGGTTTCATTCAGCGCATAAAACGCTTTTTTCGCCGTTGCTGTGAAGCCAATCATCCCAGGCTCATCCTCGACACCATCTGGGAAAACTGATGAAATGGCATCTTCCAGCGCCACATTCTCCGCCGCCATTTGCTCGCACTGCTTCGTCTTTTCGCGCAGGGCCGCGGCGGTGACTTCGATGCGGTCATGCAGCTCGGTAAACTTACGCACCAGATATTGCGCATTGGTTTCGTTGACCAGCATGTCGCCCGGCAGGCATTTCCCGCGCAGGAATCCTTCCATTTCGTAGAGTTTCATTTCTTCGCTCCAAACCAGCGATTCAGATATCGATTGTTATTCACAGAGCCGAAGCTGTTGCGCTTCATGAGTTCTTCGCGGCTCGGCATCGGGATGTGCTTGCGGTCAGATTTACCGCCGACCGTGACGGTTAAATAATTTGCCTGGTCTCTGGACATGGTTAACTCCTTAATCGCTACGAACGTGACCGTAGCGACCGAGGAAGCGGCGCATACGGTAATCTGTCTCTTCAGGGCGGCGCGGGCCGGTGGTGACGAATCCGGGCATGAACGATGCCGCCAGGTTGTCGTTCCACAGCTGCCGGTCTGCCAGTTCATCAGCCTGGCGGGTCATGCGAGCTTCCTTGCCCTCTGTTTCGTATTGCTTTCCCAGCGTCTCTTGCAGGTGTGCTTTGATGCGCGCCAGCACCTCTTCTTTGGTGCCGGAGCGTTTTGGTGGGCGTGCGTATCCCGCCCCGTGAAGAGGTGATGACATTTGGTTGGCCTTATTGGGTTAAATCAGAAGGGGATTGAGTCGTCGAACTGCTCTGAGCCAGAGGCCGTTTGCGATGACTGGTTATGGCCTGACGAAGCAAAGCCAATCTTTGCATTCTGAAGCTCAAGTGTGATGGTTTGACCGTTGTTTCCCTGGTAAACATCCACCTTAAGGCTGTCGCCAGTTAACTCTACGATAGAGCCTTCAACCAACACGCTGCGGTAGTAATCAGCTTGCGGGCCGGGTTTGGCAAACACAGCGGCGCTGTAGTTTGTCCATTCTTTCTTCTTGGACTGCCTGTCGTAATACTGAACGCCTGCGCGGACATTGAATCCGATGCTTTCACCTGCCTGAAACTCCCTGGCTGGTTTGTTGAGTTTTACCGTTATTGAGTGCGCCATTACGCTTCCATCCCTTCAAGTTCATCTTTGCGAATGTTGTAAATGTCCTGAGCCTTTTGCTGTTCAGGCGTACCTTCCAGCATCTTCCACGCCTTAGCGAAAGCCCCCTTAAGTTCCGCAACACTATTCTTTGCAGACGCGGCCTCAGTAAATGCCTTTAAGACCTGCTCAGGCGAAGCTGGCTGTTTAGCAGGAGCGTTGCTTACCTGCCTGGCTTGCTGTTGCTTATGCTCGTCAGTATCCGCATCCTTTGCGTCATCAATGCCGAATAGGCCGTTCAGGCAGTACTTGCGAGCATATGAGCTTGTCGCTCCAGTAACCTGCGCTGCGTCCATTCCCTTTTTGCTTTCCTCCTCTCGGGCCATTGCAGTTGCGGAGTGCGTGTTCTCACCATCAGTAATGGTCGCTACGGCCTTCACGTAATAGCGATCGCCTATCAGCACAATTTCATCGCTGATGGACAGAAACAGGCCATCCAGAAGCGGCTTAACGCCTTCCAGAATGTCCTCGCAGCTGCGGTATTTGTATTTGCCGAACGAGTTGTACTGATTTTTTGGCGCGTTAAGGTGGGCCTGTATTTTCGCCAGGCGAGAATAAAAGTCTTTGCTCATAAGTACCTCAGAACGGAGCGGGGCCGAGTAATTCACGAACGTTCATACGCTCAAGCTGTGCAGCGTGCAGCGCCAGCTGCTTCTCTCGACGGTCGCCTGCGCGGCGGTATTCGAGCGCCATCTTGATATATGCTTCACGCCATATCTTGCTGATCGCAATCGTCGACGCGAGACGTGGAGGGTTGGTTGTCATGTTCTAACTCCTGCTTATCAGGTGATGGGTAGATATCGCTGAAAAGGCGGGCAAACTGCTCGTCAGTCATATCGCGAAAGTTAAATTTCATTGCGGCCTCCGGTACCAGGGCATGCTGACGGCCTGCTTCATCTGCTTTGCAGCTTCCAGCCACATGTCGCCGTTACCGAGGAAGCGCGCGATTGCCGCCTTGCTCTGAGCGGCCCGTAAAGCGTTGTGATTTACATGTGGCATAACGCCTCCAGTTGTTTGCGAGCCGCACGGATAAGGCGGCGAAAGCGTTTGGATAATTCGGATTCGGTCGGGTAATAGGCGGACATGATGCCGCCACCCGATAGCGATAATTGCATCATGGTGGGATTCCTTACGGTTAATTGGCATAGCGAAAAAGCCGCGCTAATAAGCAGCCTTGTTGATATGCAGGCGAAAAAAAGCCCTCCGGAGAGGGCAAACAACTTCAGGGGATGATGCTGATTGCATCAGATAACCGACTCCATGAATCGGCTATCGGCTGCTATTGGTATTAATCGTCGTCGTCATCCAGGTTAACGCATTTAACCCAGACACCTATTGTTTTCCTGGCGCACCAATCATCAGCCGCTTGATAGCTATCAAAGACTAGGTTTTCGTCAAATTCGTCTTTTGCTATTTCAACACCTTCAGGGTCATCAACATTAATTAACACTATTATCTTCATTCACTCCTCCTCGCCGATGGCTTTAGCTATTGCTGCGTAACCCTTATCAAGCGCTGGAAAGATTGCGTCGCCGTCGATTACATCAGGGAATAAATCTACGAATTCCTGAAGCGCTTCGAGAAGGTCGGGAGCCGCAGCTATCAGTCGCTTATTCGCGGCGCTGAAATCCCAATCTCCTCCGCCAACGATGTTCTTTTCGTCGCACAGCACTTTCCCTTCCCATTCCCACGGGCCCGGACTGTATTTCATATCTCACCTCAGATAAGTGGCTTGCTGCCAAAAAGAAAGGCCGACTATGCGGCCAGGTCTTTCAGTTTTTGAATTGCCTTATTCATTTCGTCCATGCAGTCGATGAACTCGTCCAGTTTTCGCTGCATCTTTCCTGCCGCCTGGCATATCTCCAACTTAACTGGCTGGAGTTTTTTGTTGAAAAAGTCATTCTCGCTGCGTTTCTTCTCGGCTTCTTCAGCGGCTTTAAGTAACTGTTCAGCCTGTTTCCTCAGCGCTTCAGGAGAGGTTGGCATAGGTAAGTTTTCCATTGGTTTCTCCTGTGGTTTTGGAGGTTCTGATGTTGCCACCGCTTTCTGTACTTGCGGCTGTTTCAGGGGGTATACGTAGCCGGGAATTGTGGTTGGATATCCGTATTTTTTGTGCCGCAGGAAAGTCATCATGTTCTTCCCGTTAAGCGGCCTGGCCTGAAGTACTAGGATGCTCTCTCGCTGCTCCAGAAATTCAATTAGCGAGTCCTTTTCGCGTTTACTGAGTGATCCGAAAGCTCCGACCTTATTGCTGAGCTTCGTTAGCGTCACGCCTTCAGGCATCTTCTCCACAAAGCTCTTAACCTCAGCGAGTGGCCGGTAAAGCTTTGATGGCAACGTTGCAGGAGTCATATGTCACCTCAGTCGTAATAAGCAGGAATCGATTTACCGCGCATCTTCTGGTGCGCGTTTATCAAGTGGGTAGGGTGATTAACCGGCTTCTTGTATGCCGGGTTACGCTTGCGTTCGGTTACTTCCGGCTCCTGGTAATCGCGGAGAGCTACGAGCGAAGTGGCTCGGTCAACACGGCTTGCATGCTTGCGTGATTCTTCCTGAGAATCGTCAGAAGTCTCGCAACCTAAAATTGAGTCGATGATATTGCCGATAGCATCACGCTCGATAGCGAGCTTTCTGCGCCGCTCATGACGGCGAGTTTTAGCGTTACCAGCTGATACTGAAGAACCGTATTGGATAACCGTCATGGCATTTCTCCGCGTTGTTGGGGAGTTGACGCCCCGTCATCCGGGGCGGTCGTATTATTTGATGTTTTTGCTAAGAATCCGGTAGACAGACTGCTTTATCTGTCCCATTTCAAGCAGGCTATCGAGCATCAGCCGTTTTTCTTGGGAGGTCTTGCAGTTCAGGTCAAGGAAGATTGCTGCGTTCATTGCGTTCATTGTTTTGTCCTCGTGTGAAATGGCTTTGGTGGTGCTGGCGGTAACCAGCCGCATGCTCATGACCTCTTCACGATTGGTCATTTGCACTTGCAGCACCCCAAACCCATCTCGTTTGGTATCTGTTCGCGCTTTGTCAGCGCACCGTCGAAGTTAAAGAGCGATGCCAATCTGTTCCGTTTGGCTACCAGCGTCCTGCTGATGTGACTAAGAATACTTGGAGTATTTTTATTTGTAAATACCCATAGTATTTATTTTGGTTAATATAAGCACAAGCCTTTGAATATGAAGGGTATTTATTTTTTGTTGTGCGAATGGTTGATGTGCTTATGCCGAAGGGATTTGATGATTGATGTGTGCCCGGTCACATTTCCGGGCTTTGAGATGGGCTTAATCAGCGAAAGTTAATACGAAAATCAGCTTAAAAACATCTGCGATTACGGTGATCGCAAACGCAGCTGCGAAGAGTGCCCAGGCGGTTGTAATGTAGCTTTCCCCGGTATATTCATACCCGAGAGATGAATATGGGGTGAAGGTGGCACCCTGATAGAGCATGTAGATACATGACAAGTTTAAAACCAATCCGGCGATCACTTGTAGGGCCGTGATTAAGAGGATTATGAATCTCGCTGGCCTATGCTTCCATGCTTGAGTAATCTTCTCAGAGAGCCCTGCGGTGGCTTTCTTGTTGATAAACCAATATAAAACCGAGAGAGCCATCATCCCAAAAAAGCTGCCAATAGCGTAACTAAGCATCTTGCTTTACCTCCCTGTTAGATCAGCCTCAACTTTGTCTCTATGGCAACGCCGATAACCCGGCAATTCCCATTTACTGGCACCAGAGGCCAGGCGGGGTTTAATCCTTTAAGATACCTTTGCCCGCCATCAATGATCAGTTTCTTGAAGGTGGCCTCGTTGGAATCAGATAACTTAGCTATCACCAGGCTACCGTTGATTGGCTCTCTACCAGTATCAAAAAGAACGAAAGTTCCCTCGGGTATGCTCAACCCTACCGGCGCAGTCATGGAATCACCTTCAACCTTTAACCAGAAAGCCTCCCCCTGAATGTGGGCATCGGAATCGAGCCAGAGGTCGATATCCTTCAACGTATAGGGCTCACATGCTTCACTCCATGCGCCAGCTTGAACGCTACTTAACACGGGATACCTCTTCCCGGGCCTGTACTCTCCAATGTACTTAACATTCGATTCACCATTGAGACTGGCCGCCTGTTCAGCAACTTTTGCAGCTATCGACGGACTGAAGTCAGAGATAGAAACCTGAAGCAGCCTGGCAAAACCAGATGCCACCTCAACATTCAGGGCATTCCTTCCGTTTAGGTAATGCCCCACAGCGCCTTGAGTAATACCAAGATCGTCAGCGATTGTATATTGAGTGACGCCCAATTCTTTCTTTTTCGACTCATACAAAGCCTTCAGGCGCTTAGCATCCTCAAGCTGTTCTGTCGTCAGGGATTTTTTTGTCTCCATAACCGGCATTGTAATACCAGCGATATTCATATTAAAAATACCTGCCATATTGATTGTAATGAATACCTGTAGTATTCTTATTGCATGGTAACAAACGGAGAGTGCCTATGACTCGAATGACACTTGCCGATTACGCAAAGAAATATGGCCAAGCGAAGGCCGCAAACGACTTTGGCGTAATTCAGTGTGCAATCAGTAAAGCCATCCGCGCTGGCCGTAACATCATCGTTACTGTCAAAGCCGATGGGAGCGTTGTGGGAGAGGAGGTTAGACCTTTCCCGAGCCATAAAAAACAAGACTAAGCAGTACCCGCTCTTTACCAATCTGAACCGCCGACAACGCGGTAACTCATTTAAGTGGCAGACCCCACGGTCTGCGCACGTAACTATCTAAACAACAAAGGAAGAATACCGAATGGAACTTACAAGCACACGCAAGAGAGCCAACGCAATTACCAGCAACATTTTCAACCGCATCGCTATTCGCGGTCAGCGAAATATCGCATCGCAACTGGGCGTTGATGAATCGCAAATTACTCGTTGGAAATCCAGCATGATCCCGAAGATGTCGATGCTGTTGGCAATTCTGGAATGGGGAGTTGAAGACGAGGAATTATCGAAGCTGGCAAAGCAGGTTGCGTTGCTTCTCACAAAAGATAAAGCGCCCAGCTGCGGTAACAGCATGGACGCTTAGCAAACTGTGTTACGCCAACACAATCAACAGGAGACATTTTAATGCGAAAACGCAGGAAGTACCAGGAAAAAGAAGAGATTCGGCACCCTGAATCTCCTGACGGGTTGGTTGTAGCGGCAGCCAATAGCAAATCGTTCGCTGAGCGATTTATTGGTGTTTATCGACTGGCTAAGGCAGGAGTGAAGAATGGGCGTCGTTAAATTAGCAGACTACCGGCAGCAAGAACGCCGCGTAAACCAGCAGGAGGCAGCCGGTATGGGCTTTGTCTCTATACACCGCCAGTTTATGGATAGCCGACTCTACAAGGACTCTCAGGCCGTGCATCTTTGGGTGCATCTCATCCTCAAGGCAAACCATGAGGATGCCGTCGTAAACACCGACGTTGGCTCAATCACCGTTGAGCGTGGGCAGATGATTACAGGCCGACCGACACTGGTAAGCGAAACGTTCATTCCCGACAACAAAGTGAAAAGCCTCCTGCGTAGTTTTGAGGCTAAAGGGATGATTACCGTCACGTCGATGGCGAAGAAATTCAGCCTCATCACCATCGTAAAATATGACGATTTTCAGTCCCAAAATTGTCCAACGAATGTCCAAGACTTGTCCAACGCAAACCCTAGTAAAAATGCGGCTCTCAGCGATGTTTGTCCAAGAGATGTCCAACGTTTGTCCATAAACAATAATATAACTAATAACTCTCTTACTAACGTAAGAGAGAGTGCATCTTCCTCTGAAAATGCAGACCAGAAAAAACCGTCTCTAAGCTGCGAGCAGGTGGTCGATGTTTACCGCAGGGTTCTTCCTGAAGCGCAGGGGATAAACATCCTGACTGACAAGCGACGAAACCTGATCCGAACCTTCTGGCAGAAAGCCAGCAAAGTTACCCGGCAGCTGGACGGACATCCGTTCACACTGAACGACTGGGAAGTCTATCTGAACTACATCGCTACAAACTGCCGATGGATGCTGGAAAACAGACCAGACCATCGCACCGGTAAGACCTGGCGGAAAAAGTCCATTGAGTTCTTCCTGAACGTCGATGTGTACGCCAAAACCCGAGAGGGGGCCTGCGATGACATCTGATTACAAAACCCCGCCCAGCAACTACGAAGCTGAACAGGCTGTTCTCGGCTCAGTGATGGTCGCCCCGGATAGCGAAAACGTCCAGAAGGTGCTCGGCTTCCTGAATGCGGACATGTTCTACAGCAGGCAGCACGGCAGAATCTTCGCAGCGTTGCAGGGGCTGAACGCCAAAGGCAAAGCGCTGGATATGTTGACGCTTTCAGACGCTCTGGAAATGCAGGGAGAGCTTGAGCAGGTAGGCGGCTTCGCGTATCTGGCAGACATTTCCCGCAACACGCCAAGCGCCGCTAACGTCATGCACTACGCCAATGTCGTGAAGGACAAATCGACAGAGCGCATGGCAATCGAGCAGGCTACGCAGATGCTTGAGGTGCTCTACTCGCGCTCAGGGATGACGACCGCGCAGAAGCTGGAAGCCGTCCAGGCGCTGGCGATGAAGGTCGATGACAAAGCCAAAACCGGCAATCATCGCGGCCTGATGACGTTCAGGGATGCTTTCAACAAATGGACTTATCAGGTCGGTGAGCGACTGGAAGGCAACCCGTCATCGGTAGGCCTGACATCGGGGATTGAAGCGCTGGACGAAATGCTGGAGCCGAAACGAATCGTACGCGGATCTCTTTTCGTTGTCGGCGCGCGGCCAAAGATGGGTAAGACCACGGTATACCAGAAAATGGCTATCCACTGCGCACTGGTAGAAAACCTGCCAACCCTCGCATTCAGCCTCGAAATGCCAACGGAGCAGCTGGTTGAGCGAATCATCTCGCAGCACTCCCGCGTCAAGTCGGATGTGTTTTACCAGAATGGCTACAACGAAAACCAGTTCGCCCAGGCACTCGCTATGGGTACGCAGATTGCCGACAGCAACAATCTTTACATCGACGATACACCGGGCCTTTCTCTGGCGCACATCGTATCCGAGTCGCGCCGCATCAAGCGCGAGCGCGGCGAGGTGGGGATGGTACTTGTCGACTACCTGACGCTCATGGCTGCCGAGAAAGCGGATACCGAGGCGCAGGCATACGGCATTATCACCAAGGGTCTCAAGGTACTGGCTAAAGAGCTTAACTGCGTTGTCGTGCTTCTGGCGCAGCTTAACCGTGGTTCAGAGGCTCGCGCCAATAAACGCCCGCTGCCGAGCGACTCGCGCTCTACCGGCCAGATTGAGCAGGACTGTGACTACTGGCTCGGTATCTATCGCGAATCGGAGGATGACGACACGGTCAACCCGGCAGAAACAGAGCTGCTTTTACGCCTAAACCGCCACGGCAACACAGGCACTGTTTACGTTGAGCAGCGCAACGGCATTCTTTACGACATCGACCAGCAAGAGGCGCGTTTCCGCAGGGAAGAGCGCGAACGTAAACCGAATAAGAAGGGGGGATTTTGATGAACACTATTAGCAATGAGCGTTTAGAAACGATAGCTAAAAATGCGTTATCGGAAGAACGCCGGATGATGGCAGCCGAACTTCTGGCGCTGCGCAAAGAGCGGGAGCGGGCGGAGCCTGTTGCATACCTCAGCAAGGCTGATGTGGATGCAGGGTATCCGCATATACTGGCGAGAAAAGAATACAGCAAAGCGTGCCCTATGGCGGTTTACACCGCACCGCCCGAGCCTAGTTTTTCTGATGACTCTCTGCCATATGACCCACAGATTGCTGAGTATGAGCAAATGATGGAAGCAGAGCAGGCTCAAGCCGACACCACCTCGCAGCAGTTCGAATCGCTGGCAGGTAAGGCGGTTGGTGGCTGGATTGCATGCAGCGAGCGGATGCCAGATTTTTACTATTCATGCCTAGTCGCTGATGAGCATGGTGACATGGTTATTGGGCTGCCTAGTAACCTTGAAGTGTCAGACAGGAAGGCATTCTGTCTCAGCAACGGTGACCTTTTTCTTGCTACCCACTGGCAACCGCTCCCTGAGCCGCCATGCAAATAACCCTCGATGACATCCAGGTAATATCTGCCTACATCGGCACCCCTTACTTCCTCAGCATCGAAACACTCACCAAACGATATCTCTTTACCAGCCAGCTGATCGCCATGGCGGCAATCAGTCGCACGAGGTATTGAGCGGAGCAATCCCATGAAAACGATACGAGCCAAAATTCTCGCAATCATGAATGTCGGGATGGTTTTAACCACGAACGAAATATCCAGACGGACAGGCAACACTCTCGAAGCAGTGCGCGTCGTGCTCAACCGCATGCAGAAAGACGGCGAGCTGACCGGAACCAGCCATAAGCCCCGGCGCTGGCGTCTGGTCGATTCCGTTAATCACAGAGCCGAGCTTATCCGCTGCGTGAAAACCTTCGGCGCGCTCACTGCGATTCAGGCCAGCGAAATTACCGGCCTTTCTCCGGTGTATTGCATCAACACCATGCGGGTGCTGGAGATGAACGGCGAGCTGACGCGTAAGTATGTCCACACCGAGCTATCAGATGGCCGCAAGACGCGGTGCTACGAGTATTACCCGGCACCTGAGCGAAAAGCTATCAACCAGACGGCTAACATTAGCCCGTTTGCAAAACTAATCACCTCACGAATCGGAGCCTGATATGAGCATCATAATGCTGGCCTTCATCGGCCTGTGCTTCATGTTCGCGGCCATCGTTAAACAGGACGGCCTGATGTTCACAGACGCGCTGATTCTGCTGTGTAGTGCATTCGTGCTGATTAAGCGGAAGAAGAGGAATGAGAAAACAAACATTTGAAATCTGCACGCCGATATTTCAGCAAAACGCCATCCGCGCAATTCAGCAGCTTTACCCCGACCCCGAAAGACCTCTCATCGTGACCATTCAGGAAAAGACGCGCTCAGTAGAGCAGAACAAGCGGCTTTGGGCGACCCTGCGCGATGTTTCGGAGCAAGTCGTCTGGCATGGAGCAAAGCTGAATAGCGAAGACTGGAAACACATCTTCACCGCAGCGCTTAAAGGTCAGCGCTCAGCGCCAGGCATCAACGGCGGCTTTGTCGTACTCGGGCGGTCAACCTCAAAGATGCGCGTAAGCGAATTCAGCGAGCTTCTGGAGCTGATATATGCCTTTGGCGCAGAAAGAGCCGTCAGGTGGAGTGAAGACGCTCAGGAGGCGATTGAGTGGGCTAAACGAACAGGAAGGAAGGTGGCAGCATGACAGACAAATCAAACACGCCAGTTGAGATAAAAGACCTCTGGCAAACTCCGCCGGAAATCTACCGGGCGTTACGGAGCGAGTTCCCGTTTTTCCTCGATGCAGCTGCAAGCCAGAGTAATGCGCTTTGCACCAGGTTTATTGATGAAATGGAAAACACGCTCGAAGCGAATTGGCTTTCCAAGATGCCGATCGGAGTTGGGCGGGCTTACGCGTGGCTGAACCCTCCATACAGTGCACCGATGCCTTTCGTTAAGAAGGCCGCACAGGAGAATGCAGATCACAGTGTTGGTTGCGTGATGCTTTTACCTGCTGATACCTCTGTCCAGTGGTTCAAAGAGGCTATCAGGACAGCGCATGAGGTCAGGTTCATTACTGGCGGGCGGCTCTCATTTCTGAACGCAGGCACGGGCAAGCCGGTAAACGGCAACAACAAAGGCTCAATGCTCATCATCTGGCACCCATGGCCGCGTGCTGGCGAATGCCGGATGACGACCGTTGAGCGTGATGATCTTATGGCGTATGGCAGAAAACGCCTGGAGGCGCTGAAATGCGAAAACGGAAAAGCAGCCTAGTCGCTGTAATGGAAAACTGCATATTCATCGTCCGACCCAGCCGCAAGAAGAAACCCGAATTACCTCCCTCTCAAATCCCAACATACGCGTATACGGCCCACCTGGCTGATGTCCGGTGGCTGCGTCAACGCGCCAGGAGGAAGCATGACAGCTGAATACGAGTACGCAGAGCGCTTTGCAGATTTGATGGAAGACATGCAGGGCGATGGCGTGGACGCCATGAACGTCCTCATGAATTGCCTCATGGGCTTCGTCGAGCAAATGAGCGATGGCGAAGAAGACAAAGGTCTCATCTGGCAACTGGAAGACAAAGAGCTGGTTATCACCATTGAGCCAGTAGACGGCACAAACACAGCGAGGCTGCATTGATGGACTACAGCAAATTAAGTGATGGTGAAATTAGCGTTCGGCTCGCTTATTTCCTCAAGCCAAAGTACAGCGCAATCATTCACCCTCACGAAAGCACTGGCGCTCAGTTGTCATGGAACTGGTTCAACACGGTGCAGACGACTGGTTATTTTCCACTACGTCGTTCCGAAGAGCTTTTTCCGGTAATTAAGAAGCACCGGATTGGCCTTCACCCATCAGGAAAGACTGTATGGCAGGCATCACACGAATCAGGAATCAGTGTCACACACCGGAACCCACTTCGTGCGGCGGCAATTGTCTTCCTCATGATACAGGAAAGCCAACATGCTTAACCCCATCCAAACCCAAACCTACGAGCAGCAGAGCATAGCCAGGGCTCTCTGCGCAGGATGCAGCAAGCAGCTGGAGCCGGATGAGACATACGCATGCGGCGAGTGCATCAACGAATGGCTTGTGTATCGAGACCCGAATCATTTTGTGGTGGAGGATGAAGATGATGAAAGCTCATCGTCGGCGCTGTAAAAACGAAGAGTGCAGAGAGTGGTTCCACCCGGCATTCGCTAACCAGTGGTGGTGTGGACCAGAGTGCGGCGCAAAGATAGCGCTTGAGCGACGAAGCAAGGAGCGCGACAAAGCACTCAAAGCAGCAGAGAAGAAACGACGAAGAGAAGAACAGCAGCAGAAAGACAGACTCAAGATTCGAAAGCTCGCCTTAAAGCCCCGCAGTTACTGGATTAAACAAGCCCAACAAGCCGTAAACGCCTTCATCAGAGAAAGAGACCGCGACCTGCCATGCATCTCGTGCGGAACTTTCACGTCCGCTCAGTGGGATGCCGGTCACTACCGGTCAACTGCTGCTGCCCCTCAGCTTCGCTTTGATGAACGCAATATCCATAAACAATGCGTCGTGTGCAATCAGCACAAGAGCGGAAACCTTGTTCCGTACCGCGCAGAGCTTATCCGGCGTATAGGGCTGGCAGAAGTCGAGGCTATCGAATCTAACCACAGTCGCCACCGCTGGACTATCGAAGAGTGCAAAGCGATTAAGGCGGAGTATCAGCAGAAGCTAAAAGACCTGCGCAATAGCCGGGAGGAAGCAGCATGATTATCGTTCAGACAGTTCCTCGCCTACTTCAGGAATGTAACGGATGCCTCAGCGAGGTAGCCCGTAAGCTTTCATGCCACCGCGATACCGTCAGGAAGTACATCAGTGACACTAATGCCCAGCGTCACGCAGTGATTAATGGCGTGCTGATGACCAGCGCCCGCTCGCATGAGGAGGCTTCATCGTGACCACAGTAACCAGCATCGCATTAGCGCAGCAGCGCCAGAAGGACAGAGAGATGCTTGAGACTATCGAGTGGCAGCTTAACAACGTTCACGAGACGGAGAAGCGTCTTATGGAAATGCATCGGGAGCTTGTAAACCGGCTCGGCATCAACAAGCCAGAGGGAGGCAATGCAGCGTGAAGAGGCTCACACCAGTATTTGGCATGGTTAATTTCATCGACGACGCTCACTTCCGCCGGGTATGGAAGCATCCGAAGAAAACCATCAACTCCCGCCAGAAAGCGTGGGTGCATTACATGCTTCAGGTATGGGGCAAAGTTAATGCAGGTGACGATTCGCCCGCCGGGGCCATCAACGTTATCGGACGCCTGATGATTCGCAGTCAGTGGAGCGATGATAAGGCTAAGCAGATAGAAAGCGTTGTCATGCGGCTATACGAGGAAGAAGGCTTGCGGGGCGATGCTCTTTATCAGAAAGCTCGCGAACTGGTCATCCCGCAATCTTCATTCAGCAATATCATCGCTCTCGCCAAAGAATCTGATGATGCTGCGTTTGTTGAGCGCGTAATGGTTAAAACCTTTCACCGTGAAAGCCCCGTCCGCGATGTAGCTATTAAGCGATATTGCAATCGCAATTGCACGCAAGATATCGCTAAGCTGATGAGCCATGCAACGAGGATGGATGTGCAGTCATGTCGGCGTCGTGTTGTCTGGTGCGAGAACGTGCTCGACTCGGAAATATTTTTCGCAATGAAGCGTGAAATTGAGAATGAATTTCCTCAACTAGCGGCTTAAGTAATAAATATTTTCCGAAAGCATTGCAATCGCGAAATTGAAGTAGTACATTTTGTGTATGCTCGGAGCAAAAGCGAACTGAGCAGCCAAACAAAAGAAAAAAGCCCTGAGTTAATAGCTCGGGGCTTTTTTGTATCTGGAACTCTGGCGTAGATGGTTCGCGCGGATGCCTGAAGAGCATTAGGACATGGTTCGATTCCATGGGGTTCCACCAAATTAGCCGGTCTAGTTCAGTGGCAGAACGGCAGCCTTGTAAGCTGCGCGTCAGAGGTTCGATTCCTTTGCCCGGCACCAAATCACTCCAAATATTCAAGGCTCGCTTCGGCGGGCTTTTTTCGTATTAGGCCACAGGCAATCAATCACAGATGAACCCTCACATCCTTTGCCTCGCTGGCCTTTCCTAACTACACCACAGCACTTCCCCTGATGGAGAGGTGTGAGATGTCACATATGAGCAAATTAGCTTCTGGCGCAGCTTATGGCGCATCTGCCGGGACGGTGGCTAATGGGTTGCTAACCCGGCTAAGTCCTGATGAGTGGAGCGCAGTAGGCGTTATCGCCGGTATTGTCGTGGCGCTACTGACGTTCGGTATCAACTGGTATTACAAACGAAAAACCACGCTGGCGCAGATTCAGGCGTATGAGCGATGGCCTTCCGCAGCCGGGCAGTTATCAAAGGAGGACTAACAATGGCTATCCCGTCCTCACTGAGAAACAAACTGATTGCCGCAGCGGGTGCTGGCTCGATGGTCATCGCCACGATATTCATCGGTGGCAAGGATGGCGTAGAGGGTCGCAAGTATGAGGCCTACAAAGATGTCGCTGGCGTCTGGACTGTCTGTGACGGCCACACTGGCAACGACATCATTCGCGGTAAGACCTACACCGATAAGGAGTGCGATCGCCTCCTTTGGAAAGACCTGCAACCGGCCAAGGCGACCGTAGACAAGCTGGTTAAGGTTCCTCTGAACGAATACCAGCGCGCATCCCTCTACAGCTTCGTATTCAACGTAGGCAGCGATGCCTTCGCTAAATCTACTCTTCTTCGCAAGCTCAATAAAGGCGACCAGCAAGGGGCGTGTGAAGAAATGCGCCGCTGGGTCTATGCAGGCGGTATGAAGTGGAAGGGACTGCAGAACCGGCGGGAGATGGAGCGCTCGATGTGCCTGGCGGAAAGTGAAAATGACCTTTAACTGGAAGATTATCCTCTTCGCCGTAATGACACTGACGTTGGCAATCGCCATAGTCATCGCCAGTCATTACCGGGCAGCGCTCACAGAAACGCAGGCATCTTTAACCAAAGTTAATCGTGAATTAAATCTGGCTAAAGACACTATCACAGACATGCAGACTCGCCAGCGCGATGTTGCAGCGCTCGACGCCAAATACACACAGGAGCTTGCTGATGCGAATGCTGAAAATGATGCTTTGCGTAAGCGTCTCGATAATGGTGGTCGGGTGCGCGTCAAAGGAAGCTGCCCTGTGTCAGCCACAACCAAAGCCTCCGGCACCTCCAGCGTGGGCAATGATGCCACCGTCGAACTCTCTGACGTTGCTGGACGAAACGTTCTCGGTATCCGATCCGGAATCCTCAGCGACCAAGCATCCCTGAGAGTCCTTCAGGAATACATCAAGACGCAATGCCTTAAATAAATTGTGTAACCCCGTAAGGATGGTGATCGCAATCTAGCTGACGGGTAAGCCGTAAGTGGGTTAGCCATTCTGTGAAGAACCGCAACTCCTGCGCCACTGGCGTCAGATTAATAACTAACTGGAGCCAATCATGGCAGAAGTAACACAAATGACAGAAACGCAGCTGCTCAATCTCGATCTGTATCGACTGGTAATGAAAGACACCGCCGCAGCTAAAAAGGCAATCGCATTTGTTGGCGGTAATCAGCTCAAGGCCGAGCTTTTCAAGGATGCCTATACGCTGGCAACCGCCGAGTCTGGCGTAGTTGGCCGCACCGATAAAGCAATCCAGACCGCAACCGAAGCGCTTGCGCTGTTTGAAGGAGCCCAGTAATGAAACAATCATGGCCTCAGTATGCCGACGCTAACGGCGTTTATGTGTCCGCACTGCCCATCAAGTCTCTCAAGCAGACAATTGAGGGTTATGCGATTGCCAGCTTCGACGGCAATTACAAAGACCAGAACCTATCAAGCCACTTCATGAGCATCTTCCGGCCGGTAGTTGGTGGCTATCTGTTTACCAGCGCATCAGGCGAGTTGCTCTACATGAGCAAGACCGCCTTTGAGGCTCAGTACAGTGCAGCCGGCACTGCAGTAACATGGGCATCAGTGACTGGTAAGCCGACAACGTTCGCGCCGGTAATTGGCACCACAGCCACAACCGCTATGGCCGGTAACAAAGTACCAACCAGCACAGATCGCGGCGGCGTTCTTCAGCAGGCAGCCATTACCGCCATCACCGATTCATCCGGTGGTACATCAGGCGGCAACACGGTTGCAGCAGTACCAGCAGCCACAGCAGCAACTACTGATACATCAGCCGCATCACTGACGTCGACTAACGCAGCTCTCACTGCGATTAAGAACGACTTTGCCACCCTGTCAGCCAAATACAATGCGCTTCTGGCAGCGGTCAAAGCGGCAGGCATTACGGCTTAATGCAATACACAGCTCATTCACTGAGTGGGCTGGATAATGCAACAACGAGGAAATGACATGGCGACTGAAGAGAAGAAGACTGGTCGGCCATCAGACTACAAACCTGAGTATGCCGACCAGGCTAAAAAGCTTTGCCTGCTAGGCCATACTGATGCGGAGCTGGCCTCGTTCTTTGAGGTAACTGAGACGACAATCAATAACTGGAAGAAAGCATATCCAGAGTTTTTTGAGTCCATAAAAAAGGGTAAGGAAGTTGCCGATGGTGAAGTGGCTGCAAAACTGTTTCACCGAGCAACCGGTTATGAACACCCAGAAGACGATATTCGTTCAGTCGATGGATCAATTGTCATTACGCCCACAGTGAAACACTACCCACCAGACACTACTGCGGCCATCTTCTGGCTCAAGAACCGTCAACGCGATAAATGGCGCGATAAGCAAGAAGTTGAACACACCGGAGAGGTTAACCTGATTCAGCGCATTCAGGAGGCCAGAAAACGCGCGAGAGGTGAGTAATGTCATCAGAATTCGAGGCAATGCTTGCCGATGATATGGGGCGTTTCTTTTACGACCCGCTGGGCTTCGTTATGTATGCGTTTGATTGGGGAACTGGTGAGCTTGAGGGCTTTGACGGGCCCGATGAATGGCAGAAAGAGTTTCTGACAGATTGGGGAGACGCAATCAGGACTAATAACTTCGACGGTGTTAAACCTGTTGAAGCCTATCGATGCGCTACCAGCTCTGGTCACGGTATCGGTAAGAGCGCGCTGACCGCATGGGTCATTCTCTACATCCTCAGCACCCGACCGTTTTGCAAAGGCGTTGTGACAGCCAACACCTCTGAACAACTACGCACCAAAACATGGGGTGAGCTTGGGAAGTGGAAGAAACGTTGCATTACCGGCCACTGGTTCGAGTACAACAACGGCAAAGGCAACATGAACATCTACCATGTGGATCACATGGAGTCATGGCGCTGTGACGGCCAGACATGCCGCGAAGAAAACAGTGAGTCATTCGCAGGCCTGCATGCCGCGAACTCAAGCCCGTTCTATATCTTCGATGAAGCATCGGCGGTTCCTGACAAGATTTGGGAAGTAGCAGAGGGCGGGCTTACTGATGGAGAGCCTTTCTGGTTCGCGTTCGGAAACCCGACCCGTAACACTGGCCGATTCCGTGAATGCTTCCGCAAGTTCAAACATCGCTGGCGGCGACGTCAAATTGACAGCCGCCTGGCAAAGATGACCAACAAAGAACTCATCGAAGAGTGGCGTAAAGATTACGGCGAAGACAGCGACTTCTTTAAAGTACGCGTTCGCGGGCTGTTCCCTTCGACATCAGAAGTCCAGTTCATACCTCAAGCATATGTAGATGACGCAATGTCGCGCACGCTTGAGCCCGGGTCTTACACATTCGCATCAAAAATAATCGGCGTTGACCCTGCCTACACAGGTAATGACGAGGCGTCAATTTACCTTCGCCAGGGGCTTCATGCGCGCCTGCTGGGCACATACCCGAAAACAGATGATGACGTTAAATTCGCGCAAATTGTCGCTGGGTTTGAGGATGAGCATAAGGCAGATGCAGTTTTCATAGACTTCGGATATGGCACCGGCATTCACTCAATCGGTAGATCGTGGGGTAGAAAATGGCAACTGGTTAACTTTGGCGGTGAATCCAAAGACCCAGGCATGCTGAACAAGCGCGGCGAGATGTGGAACTCCATGAAGTCATGGCTCAAAGAAGGAGGCAGTATCGATGACCAGCAAACCGCTGACGAAATCGTTGCTCCTGAATACAGGGTCAAGCTTGATGGTCGCATCGTTCTTGAGGCCAAAGAGGATATGAAACGCCGTGGGGTTCCTTCACCAAACCGCGCTGATGCATTAGCCCTGACGTTTGCATTCCCGGTAGTCAAAAACAAACCAACTAAGCCATTACCGGCTCCAATTCGTCCAATTTCCCGAGGTAGATAATGGCCGACCAAGACGACAAATTGCGAACCATTCTCCTTCGGTTTGACAGGGATTGGGCAGCAAGCGATGAGGCCAGAAACGAGGCGATTAACGACCTCTTCTTTAGCCGAATTAGTCAGTGGGATGACTGGCTTTCCCAATACACAACACTGCAATATCGCGGACAGTTTGACGTAGTCCGCCCGGTTGTTCGTAAGCTCGTCGCAGAGATGCGCAAGAACCCGGTCGACGTTCTGTTCAAGCCGAAGGATGGCGCGTCACCAGATGCTGCCGACATCCTCATGGGTATGTATCGCACCGATATGCGGCATAACACTGCGAAGATATCGGTTAACGTCGCAGTCCGTGAGCAGATTGAAGCCGGTGTCGGCGCCTGGCGACTGGTGACGGAATACGAAGACCAGAACCCAACCAGCAATAACCAGATTATCCGGCGACTTCCCATTCATGAGGCGTGCTCACATGTTGTGTGGGATGCCAACGCCAAGCAGATGGACAAAAGCGACGCAAAGCATTGCACAGTCATCTCGGCGATGAGTAAGGATGGCTGGGAAGAGTTCGCTAAAGAGCAAGGGCTCGATGAGGATGACTTGCCAGACTTCCAGTCTCCGGCCTCTAACTGGATATTTCCGTGGACGACCAACGAGGTCTACTACATAGCGGAATACTACGAGGTCGAAGAGAAGAAAGAGGTCGCCTACATCTACCAGGATCCGATTACTGGTGAGCCTGTCAGCTACTTTAAGAAAGACATCACTGATGTGATTGATGAGCTGGCCGACAGGGGAATGGTGAAAATAGGCGAGCGCAAGGTTAAACGCCGCCGCGTTTACAAGACACTCCTTACTCAGACGCAAATCCTCAAAGACCGTGAACGCATCGCTGGCGAGCATATCCCTGTCGTGCCGGTCTATGGTGAGTGGTCGTTTGCCGGTGACAAAGAAGTCTACGAAGGTGTTGTGCGCTTGACCAAAGACGCCCAGCGACTTCGTAACATGATTATGAGCTTCAACGCCGACACGGTGGCCAGGACGCCGAAGAAGAAACCTTTCTTCACGCCTGAGCAAATCGCCGGTTACGAGTTCATGTATAACGGCAACGATGACTATCCATATTACCTGCTGAATAGCAAAGACGAGAACGGAAACGACCTTCCACCCCAGCCATTGGCTTACATGGAAAACCCAGAAGTCCCGCAGGCTAACGCATATATGCTTGAGGCAGCCACTACCGCAGTTAATCAGGTGGCAACTATGGGTGTTGATGCAGAGGCTGCAAATGGGCAGGTTGCTTTCGATACCGTCAATCAGCTGAATATGCGTGCCGACCTGGAAACGTATGTGTTTCAGGACAACCTTGCCACCGCAATGCGGCGTGACGGTGAGATTTACGCCTCCATGGTAAACGACATCTACGACGTTCCGCGTCGAGTGACAATGACGCTTGAAGATGGCGGCGAGAAAGACGTCCAGCTCTATACGCAGGTCGTCGATCTCCAGACCGGCAATACAATTACCCTGAACGATATCCGCGGGCGCTATGAGTGCTACACAGATGTCGGGCCGAGCTTCCAAAGTATGAAGGAGCAAAACCGGGCAGAGATTCAGGAGCTGTTATCTAAAACCCCCGCTGGCACTGCAGAGTATCAGTTGCTGTTGCTCCAGTACTTCACATTACTCGACGGCAAAGGCGTTGAGATGATGCGAGAGTATGCCAATAAGCAACTTGTGCTGATGGGCCTCAAGAAACCTGAAACACCAGAGGAACAGCAGGCGGTCGCTGAAGCTCAACAGCAGCAACAGCAGCCGAATCCGGAAATGCTGGTTGCTCAGGGTCAGTACCTTGCCGGGCAGGCTGAGCTTCTTAAGGCGCAGAATCAGCAGCAACAAATCGCCGTTGAGGCTGGCAAGGTTGAAGCCCAGAACCAGCTCACAGCAGCCAAAATCGCAGAAATCTTCAACGGTATGGACCTCGATAAGCAGAAAGAGCTTCGCGAAGTCCTCAAGACCGTTGGTCAATTCCAGCAGCAGCGTAGCGAAGATGCTCGCGCCAATGCTGAGTTACTTCTCAAAAGCAACGACCAGCGCCACAAACAGGGCATGGACGTAGCTAACCACCTGCAATCGCAGAGACAAAATATCCCCACCGGCGGTGTAGCCGAGATGCCTCAATAAGAGAGAGTTAATCATGACCGATACCACCGAAATTCAGGGCTCTGAAGGCCAACCCCTGCACGTCGACTCAACGGCGGCATCCGTTGTCGATACTGAGCCACATGCCAATGGCGAAGGTGTGCAGAGCGAAGGCTTTGACATTGTTCTGAACGACGATGAGACCAAACCAAAACAAGACCCGGCAACTAACGCGCACTTTGCAGCTAAACGCTTGGAGCGCAAGCGTCAGCGTGAGCTTGAGCAAAGAATGGAAGCAGTCAAGCGCGGTGAGCTGCCGGAGGACTTACGGGTAAATCCTGACCTTCCACCCCAGCCGGATATCAACGCCTTTCTCTCAGACGAAGGTCTGGCTAAGTACGACTACGACCAGAGCCGCGCGCTGGCCGCTTTCAATGCCGCTAATACTGAATGGCTGATTAAAGCACAGGATGCGCGTAGCAATGCCGTAGCAGAGCAGGGTCGCAAGACGCAGGAGTTTACCCAGCAGTCAGCGCAATACGTCGAGGCCGCCCGTAAACACTATGACGCCGCAGAGAAACTCAATATCCCTGATTACCAGGACAAAGAGGATGCATTCATGCAGATCGTTCCGCCTCAGGTAGGCGCGGATATCATGATGCTCTTCCCGGAGAAGTCTGCAGCGCTCATCTATCACCTGGGTGCCAATCCAGAGAAAACCCGGCAGTTACTGTCGATGAACGGGCAGCAGGCGCTGATTGAACTCACTCGACTATCCGAACGCTTAACTCTCAAGCCTCGTGCTAACCAGGTATCCAGCGCACCGCCGGCAGATGAGCCAGTCACGTCATCCGTAGCGGCGGCCAATATTTCTGCAATTCAAAAGCAGATGGAAAAGGCTGCCGCGAAAGGTGACACGGAAACCTATCGCAAGCTCAAGGCTCAACTTAAAGGAATTAGATAATGGCATTATCCGAAGGCCAACTGGTCACCTACGCTATCGACGAAGTGATCGAAACCGTTCAGAACCTCACTCCGATGGCTGAGCGCGTCAGCAAATATACCCCTCCGGCAGCGTCCATGCAGCGCTCAGGTAATACCGTGTGGATGCCGCTGGAACAGGAAGCACCGACTCAGCGAGGCTGGGATTTGACCGGCAAAGAGACCGATATTCTGGAACTCTCTGTTAAGGTCAACCTGAACGATCCTGATAACGACTTCTTCGCGCTGCGCGCCGATGATGTTCGTGACGAAACCTCCTACCGTCGCCGCATCCAGGCATCAGCCAAGAAGCTGGCGAACAACGTCGAAGCGGAAATCGCCCGCCAGGCTGTTGAAATGGGCTCTCTGGTAGTAACTAGCACCGCACCTATCGGCAGCGCAAACTCTGGTTGGGATTTCATCTCTGAAGCAGAATCCCTGATGTTTGCCCGCGAGCTTAACCGCGACGCTGGTCTGTCGTTCTTCTTCAACCCGAACGATTATCGTGGCGCTGGTCGCGACCTGGCTGGGAAGGACTTCTACGGCCGTATCCAGGACGACGCTTACAGCAAAGGCGTAATCCAGAAGCAGGTCGCAGGCTTCAACGATGTTCTGCGCTCTCCGAAACTGCCTTCACTGGCCGCATCCACCGCAACTGGCGTTACCGTATCCGGTGCGCAGAAATTCAAGCCGGAAGCGTGGAAAGTGGACGTTGATGGTAACCGCGAGAACGTCGACAACCGCACCGCAGTAGTCGCTGTGAGCTCTGGTACTGGCTTCAAACGCGGCGATAAGATTTCTTTCGCTGGCGTGAAATTCCTGTCGCAGATGGCGAAAAACGTGCTGACTCAGGACGCCACCTTCTCCGTGGTTGCGGTGAACGGTAACAACCTGACCATCACTCCGAAGCCGATTGCGCTCGACGATACCAGCCTGACCGCTGAGCAGCGCGCGTACGCTAACGTAAACACATCGCTGGCTAACGGCGCAGCTGTGACCGTGTGGAACACCGACACCGTGTCCGCAAACGTGTTCTGGGCAGATGACTCCATTCGCCTGGTGTCTCAGCCTATCCCGCTGAACCACGACCTGTTCTCCGGTATGAAGTCTCAGAGCTTCAGCGTGCCGGGAACCGGCCTGAACGGTGTGATCGCATTCCAGGGTGATATCGACCAGCTCGGCGGTAAGTGCCGTATCGCGCTGTGGTACGCCGCATCAGCGGTGCGCCCGGAAGCTATCGGCGTCGGCCTGCCGAATCAGAACGTGGCTACCACTCCGTCTGCATAACCATAAGGGGCTTCGGCCCCTTCCTTAATGGAGATACGACATGAGCACAATGCTATATCGAGAAGGTCGCGGCACCCGCGTTTGGGGTAAAGAGTACGAGACCAAAATCGTCGCCGACGAAGAGGTAAGCAAGCACCTCAAAGAAGGCTGGAGCGAACACCCTGACGATGTGAAGACCAGCTCAACCAATCAACGCGGCCGCAAACCTAAGGCGGGCAGCGATGAATCTGACGACTAAAGGCGATCTGGCTCTGGCCGCATTGCGTAAGTTGGGCGTCGCCTCAAATGCCACACTCACAGACGCTGAGCCGCAGTCACTGGAGGACGCGGTTAACGACCTTGAGATGATGATGGCGGAGTGGTCAGGAAATGATTCAGGGAAGGTTATCGACGTTGGTTACATCTTTGCAGCCGACGATGAGCCTGTAGACCCAGGCGACGCCCACGGGCTGGGGAGAAACGTGCTAAACGCAGTGATCCTTAATCTGGCCTGCCGCATTGCTCCTGACTACCTTGTCGAGCCAACGGCGAAGCTCATAACTGGCGCAAGGTACGGTAAAGAGCAACTCTATCGCTCGTCTGCTATCAAGCGAGCCAAAGAAGGATACGGGATTTATCCATCACGTATGCCTATCGGTTCCGGTAATCGATGGGCCAACCTGAACAACATCAACTATTACCCCGGGAGAGAGAAAATTGCCGATCCAACAACTCCCACTGATGAAGGGAACGGGTAAAGACTATCGAAACGTCGATTATGTCGACCTTCTTCCTGTGAATATGCTGGCAACTCCGAAAGAAGTGCTTGGGTCTAACGGTTATCTGCGCTCTTTCCCTGGCATCAAAAAGCTTCAGGATGTGGCTGGAGTTAGTCGTGGCGCGATGTACAACACGCATGAGAATGCTGTTTATCGCGTATGTGGAACGAGGGTATACAAAAGCGGCGTTGAATACGGAAATCTGGCTGGAAACCAAAGGGTCAGCATGGCTTGCAGCTACAACAGCCAGGCAGTAGGTGCAAACGGGGTTATGACACTGTTCCGCTATGACGGAACAGTAAAAACCGTAGCTAACTGGGATGTGTCAACTGGATATGTGCAGTATGAGCTCGGAAGGCTCAGGGATATGTGCCGAAATCGCTCTCGTTACATCTGGAGCAAGGACGGCACTGACTCATTCTTTATTAGTGATCTTGAGGATGAATCTAAACCTGACCGTTATGCAGCTGAATACAGGGCGGAAAGCCAGCCAGACGGCATTATAGGCATAGATAACTGGCGTGACTTTGTTGTGTGCTTTGGTACCTCGACAATTGAGTACTTCAACCTCACTGGCAATGCGTCTGCGGTCGGTGTTGCAATCTATCAGTCCCAGCCATCGATGATGGTGCAGAAGGGTATTGCTGGCACGTACTGCAAAACAAAATATGCCGATACACACGCTATCATCAGCCATCCTGCAACCGGCGCTCCATCTGTTTATCTGATTAACTCTGGCGCCATTCAGCAGATTGCCACCTCAACCGTAGAGAAGATTCTCCAGAGTTACAGTGCTGACGAGCTTTCCACCGCTTATATGGAATCTACTCGGTTCGAAGCGCATGAATTGCTTCTTATTCACCTGCCTCGTCACGTAATGGTATATGACGGCTCTGTTAATCAGGGCGGAGCTCAATGGGCAATTCTCAAGACTGGTTTGTTTGATGATGTGTACCGTGCTGTAGACCTTGTCTACGAAGACAATACCATCACGTGTGGAGATAAGGTCTCCGGTCAACTTGGGGTTATGGATAAATCCATATCCAGCCAGTACACAGAGCAGCAGGAGCATCTTCTTTACACGCCACTGTTTAAGGCTGATAACGCCAGAGTGTTTGATTTCGAGCTTGAATCAAGTACAGGCGTATCTCAAATCGCAGAGCGTATGTTTATCTCTGCCACGACGGACGGCATTAACTATGGCCGCGAGAATATCATTCCATGGAATGCACCATTCCGTTACGACCAGCGCACCATCCTGCAGCGGATAGGTAGAATCCGGAAGAATATTGGCTTCAAAATACGCATTGTCACGTCATCTCCCGTTACGCTTAGCGGGTGCCAGGTGAGGTTAGAGTAATGGCAGACGCACCTCAAAAAGTTATCGTCAAGTCCAGCAGGATTGATGCATCAATTCTTCCGCCAAACTTCCCGCTTCCCTACAAATTATATGTCATTCAGCAAACAACAGACCTGAAGGATATTGCTGACGCTTCCAACGGGGCAAATCAGTTGGCGTATGAGGCCACTGTTAAAAACGGCGAGCAGGACGCAACTCTGGCGGATCATGAAAGTAGGATTTCAGGGTTACGTAGTGAGGTCGACGACCATGAGTCTCGAATCACCGCAAACACAGGCTCAATAAGCTCGCTCACATCAAGAGTTACAACGGCTGAAGGTGGCATATCAGGATTAGCGACAAGAGTTGCGACTGCAGAAGGGAATATCACCGCATTACAGGGTGATTATGTATCAAAGTCTGCCACGACAACACAGAGCATCGCATCGCCTGTTAACGTCACTACATCTTATTCGGTTAACGGCACGAAGGTAATTGGAGCCAGGCAAACTGGATGGACAGCCGCAACAGGGACGGCGCTGCTAACCGCATTCAACGCCAGCCAAACCTACTCAGCAAGTGCGGCCTATACACAGTCTGAAATTAGCGCATTGGCTACAGGGCTTGTGCAGGCAAGGCAGAGGATTAAGGCGATTGAAGATGCGCTAAGAGCGCACGGGCTGATTAACTAGTGCATATCAAAATCGTTGATAACGAATCGCGATTATCTGCATTCCTCAGTGACCCGAAAAACACCGGGAATATTGTCGATGCAGGGGAAATTTACTTAATTAAGTCCGACGCTCTCTATCTCGGAATATACGAGGGATCGCTGCTGGTTGGTGTCCATGAGGTGAGAAACTTCTGGCACAGCGTCGTCGAGTGCCACGCCATTTACGACCCTGGATTCCGAGGCGAATATGCGCTGAATGGTCACCGTTTATTCTGTGAGTGGCTTCTCGATAACTCCCCATTTCTTAACAGCATCACTATGGTTCCAGACACCACAAAATACGGCAGGGCCATTATTCGCCTGCTTGGTGCGACTCGCATCGGCCACCTTGATGACGCCTATATCAGCAACGGCAAACCAGTCGGAGTGACCTTGTATCAATTGCCACGCTCTAAATATGAGGAGCTAGTAAATGCTAATTTTTCAAATCGCCAATAAGCACCTCAATAAAGCAGTCTGCTGTAAGGGCGGCGATGGTGGAGCTGGCGCTCAGGCATCAGCAACCAAGAAGGGTATAGAACTACAGCGTGAGATGTGGCAGACGAACATGCAGAACCTTGCACCGTTTACTCCGCTCGCGCAGCAGTATGTGTCTCAATTGCAAAACCTGTCATCCCTCCAGGGACAAGGGCAGGCGCTCAATCAATACTACAACTCACAGCAATATAAAGACCTGGCAGGTCAAGCCAGATACCAGTCTCTGAATGCCGCTGAAGCTACGGGCGGTCTTGGTTCAACCGCAATGTCGAACCAACTGGCATCTATTGCCCCTACGCTTGGGCAGAATTATCTGGCCAGCCAGATGAACAACTATCAAAACCTGGCGAACATTGGCCTTGGCGCCCTGACGGGGCAGGCGAACGCCGGGCAGAACTATGCCAACAACATGAGTCAGTTGTATCAGCAGCAAGCAAACGCGTCAGCTGCCAGTGCTAACAGACCATCAAAAGCTCAGGGGGCGCTGGCTGGCGCTGCAACTGGCGCAGCGGCAGGGTCTATGTTTGGCCCATGGGGCGCGGTTGCGGGTGGTGCGATAGGTGCTCTCGGCTCATTATTCTGAGGTGTTTTGAATGGCTACTTGGACTCAAACTAATGGTGGTCTCCTGGCAGGTATTGGGCAGATGAATTCAAATGCCCCACAGTCCAGCGATGCTAATACGGCTCTCTCCCTGATTAGAGAGAATAACGACCGGGCGGCCAGCGGTGCTAATAACGTTGGCCTTCAGGCTCTGCAGGGCATAGGCGGGGTTATGATGGCTTATGACCAGGCAAAACAAGCTGACAGATCGCAACAGTTCCAGCAGGAATATTCAAACGCTTTCGCTTCTGGTGACCGCAACGCTATGAGGCAACTGGCCGCAAAATATCCAGACCAGTTTGATGCTGTTCAAAAAGGAATGAACTTTATTGACGATGACCATCGAAATACTGTTGGCAGCCTAGCGGCAAGCGCCAGACTGGCGTCGTCATCGCCCGATGCGATGGCAAACTGGCTGCAGTCTAATTCTGGCGAACTGGCTCGCGTCGGTGTAAATCCACAGGATGTTGCGCAGATGTACCAGCAGAATCCTCAACAGTTTGGTGAGTTTGTTGATCATCTCGGACTGTCCAGCCTTGGTCCGGAAAAATACTTCGATCTGCAGGATAAAATGCAGGGCCGCCAGGTAACCATGCGAGGTCAGGATATTGACTCGCAGACGGCAGCGCGAAATCAGGCTATTACGATGCGCGGCCAGGATATTCAGGCAAACCTTGGGCAACAACGTATCAATCTGGATTCCGAAACAAATCGGATCAACAACGAGAATAAGCGTCTTGACCGAATGCTGTCAGCAGAAACTAACGACCTGAAACGCCAGGAAATCCAGAGTCGAATAGCCGCCAACAATCAGCAATTGCAGCAGAAGCAGCAGGCTCTGAATGATGGCTACAAAGACGGTATCAACACCCTCACAACCAGCATGTTCACGCTGAACGATATCGTTAGTTCTCCTGCGCTCAAGAGCATTACTGGTCTGCGCGGAGCTATCCCTAACGTCCCTGGCTCTCAGGCGGCCGACACTCAGGCTCGCCTCGATACCTTCAAATCCCAGGCATACCTGACAGCAGTCCAGGCAATGAAAGGGATGGGCGCGCTGTCAGACGCCGAAGGCAAGAAGCTCGATCAGGCCGTTGGCTCTCTGCAGAACTCACAGAGCGAAGATTCATTCCGTCGCAACGCTGGCGTCATCCTGAACACGCTAAACCAGAAGCGCAATGAAGCAGTAGGTAAGTACGTTCAGCAAAATGGCATCAAGCGAATGGAGGCGCCTCAGGCTTCTGTCGACTATCTGAAGCAGCATCCAGAGCTGTCCACCGATTTCATTAACCGCTACGGATACCTTCCACCTTTGGGGCAGTAAATGGCTAATTACCGTGATTTGTTAGAGCAGGCTGGCGCACGTCACGGTGTGCCAGAGGGCTTAATGACTGCATTAGGTGGAAAGGAATCCTCCTACAACCCTGGGGCGGTCAGTTCTGCAGGCGCCGTAGGATTAACTGGGGTCATGCCAGGAACGTGGCGTGATATGGGTTACACCGACGAGCAAATGCAAAGCCCCGAATATCAGGCCGATGCAGGAGCTCGCTATCTTGCGCAGATGTACCAACAATTTGGCAACTGGCGTGATGCTCTTCAGGCCTATCATGATGGCCCAGGCAATGTCATCAAGGCGAAGCGAGGAGAATACACGCCGGGTCCGGAAGGGCGCGGATATGTTGATGACCGGTTTGCACAATGGGCAGGAGACCCGGCAACGGATTCTACTGTAGAGCAGCGCGCCACATCTGCAAAAGCTCACCCTCAGGAAGACCCAAACAACCCCTTTGCACAACTTGAGTCACAGTCATCTACCCAACCAGTAGCATCAGGTGTGCAGTCAGATCCAAACAATCCATTTGCTCAGATAGAGCAGCAGGCCGCAAGTCAGCAGCCAGCTCAACCGGCAAGCGCAGCCGCGCCGCAACCTGCACAGGTTCAGCAATCAGGTGGAATAATGTCAGACCTCGGCAATGGTCTTGCAGAAACCGGGCGTGGCTTATTGCAGGCAGGGGTTAACGTGGCAAACATTCCAGCAGAGCTCACAGACGCAGTAACAAGCGCAGCTGCATGGGCTGGCAATAAGCTTGGCATTGGCGACGGCACGTATCAGCCGGTGCCGCGAGTAACCACTCAGGGTCTTGAGCGCGACTTCGGCCTGCAGCAAGGAGCGTTAACTCCGCAAACCACTGAAGGGCGCGTTTTTGCTGAGGCGCTTCCTTATCTTACGCCTGCTGGCCTGGAACGCGGAGGGGTGCAGGCCGCAGCTTTGGCCGAAAGGCTAGCGCCAAACGTGCTTGGGTCAGGCGCTAAAGTGGCTTCATCAATTCCTTCATCTCTCGCTGGCAGGGTTGCTGAAGGTGGCTCGCGCCTGTTGGCTGAGAATGCTGTCGGCTCACTTGCCGCCAACAGCGATAATAACGACGCTGGCGCACTGGCTACTGACTTAGGTCTTGGTGTTGGCCTGGGGGCGGCGGCAAATGGCGTAGTGAGGGCGGCAGGAGCAGGTTACCGCGCGCTGACAGGCTCAATGGCTCCGGAAGCTGCACAGGCAATTCGGTTTGCAGAGCAGAACAACGCACCCTTGACCACAACTGACGTTATTCCTCCGACATCCAGAGTAGGGCGTGCTGCACAGACTACCGCAGAGAACATCCCTTTAGTTGGTACGTCTGGCATGCGCGCCGCTCAGCAGGAATCGCGCAGCCAACTGGTGCAAAACTTTGCCAATAAGTTTGGTGAGTACAATCCAGCGGAAGTGGTAAACAGCCTGAAGTCAAAAACATCTGGCATTAAGCAGGCTGCCGGTCGCCGTCTTGAGCAGGTGCAGAGCGCAATGTCTGGCGTAAGTATCCAGCCGTCTCGTGCGATTCAACAGATTGATGATGAGGTTTCCAGGCTGCAAAAGCTTGGCGGGGTTGCTGACACAGATACCATCAGCAAGTTGCAGGCTTACCGTGATGAGTTGGCAAAAGGAAATGTCGACCTTGAGCAGCTAAGTAACCTGCGCAGTCAATTCAGGATGGATGTTAAGGGTGAGCGTCCGGTAATGCCAACGCGCTCAGATGCCGCAGTACAGCGCGTCTATCGAGCCATGACAGGAGATATTGACAGCGCAATAGGACAGAGCCTTGGTAACGACGTTTTACGCCGTTATCGGCAGGCCAATGCCGTTTATGCTGATGAGGCAAGCAAACTCCAGAATACCCGACTGAAGAATGTACTGATGAAGGGTGACCTGACACCGGAAGTCGTGAACAACATGCTTTTCAGCAAGAACAGGTCGGAGATTCAGAGCCTCTATAATTCTGTCGGGCAGGCCGGGCGCGTGCAAATGCGTAACGGCATTATCGGCAAGGCAATGGAGAAATCTGGCGGCTCTCCAGACCAGTTCCTCCGCCAGTTGAATATCATGTCTAACCAAACAGGCATAGCGTTCAAAGGTGAGGATGCGGCTTATATCCGTGGGCTCAAAAACTATCTGGAGTCGACGAAGCAAGCTGCACGTGCAGGAGTAAGCACACCAACAGGACAGCAGGCAGTTCCGCTGATTATGGGATTTGGCGCCGCAGCTAATCCAACAGCTGCTGCCGCGGGCGTGAGTTATGGTCTTTTTGCTCGGATGTACGAAAGCAAGGCGGTGCGCAATGCAATGCTACGTCTGGCGAATACGCCGCGTGGAAGTTCAGCCTTTGAAAAGGCGGCCGCCGATGTTGCTTCAGCAATCAAGGCAGTATCTCAAGGCGCAAAATCAGATGCTTTAGCTCAGTAAATATTTTCCTACGAAATAGGCAAATATCAGTAAAGCCATATTCATTAAATCTCTGTCCATTAATACCTCACTTTTTATCCCATTATAACTAACGCCATCGCAACGCTGCGCAAGTTTAGCTTGTGCGGCTTTGCCACGCCCGGAGCTTACTAATGGCTGACATCACAGCAAATGTTGTTGTAACCAACCCGAGACCTGTTTTTACGGATTCACGCACATTCAAGGCTGTCGCAAACGGAAAAATCTATATCGGCCTTATCGACACTGACCCAACAATCCCTGCCAACCAAATCCCGGTTTATGTTGAAAATGAAGATGGGAGTCTTGTCCAGATTTCTCAGCCGCTCATCACTAACGCTGGCGGTAAAATTACATATGGCGGTCAGGTGGTAAAAGTTGTGACCTCAAAGGGCCACAGCATGGCTGTCTACGATGCTTACAACGCAGAAGTGGACTATATCGCGAACGTGCTCAAGTATGATCCAGATAAATTAAGGCAAGATTTGTCGCAACCAACTGGCGCATCGCTTGTTGGCGTGCAGCCGCAAGGTAACCTGTCACAAGTTATCCAGTTCGTGACCCCTGAACAGTTCGGCGCTATTGGTGATGGCACCCCACATCCTTTGTCTGAACGTTATTCGACTCTTGCCGCGGCGCAGGCTGTGTATCCTTTCGTAACCTCTCTGACACAGACTATCGACTGGGCAGCGTGTCAGGCTGCGGAGAACTACGCGCGAGGGAAATGTCCTGTAAGGTGCCCCTATGCTATCTATCATTTTGGCAATAATGGGATGCTAGAGCAGGGCGCGCACAGCAAGTGGTACGGAGTAGAGAACACACCGTTATCTACGCAATTCGGCACGACTATGATCCGCGCTAAAAGCACAGTAAAACCTCCATTCGGGAAGGATGCGGTTGTTAGGGTTATGGATGCAGCAGCGGCAGGAAGTACTGATGAATTTGTTCGAGGGATTGTTTTTGATGGTATTCATTGCTCGCGTGGAGTGGCGCGCAGGACACCAACCAAAAACTCTGGCGACATTGGTTACCATGCAAATAACGCCATAAAAGCGAAGATAAATATATCGGTGAGCGGCGCAGAATACGGTCTGTTTGGCTATATCTGCTGGGGAATGACCGGTACAGTGCGTGCCGATTCATGCCATAAAGGTTTTTACGTTGACCCTGCCAGCACAACACCAGAATTCACCCCAGCGACTGGTGCAACATTCACCTGCGCCAATATCAGGCTGGAAATTGACGCCTGCACGTTTGGTCTGGTTTTGCGCCGCGCGAAATATTGCAAGTTTCATGGATTTATTGAAGGCGCGGTGGCAAGCAACAGCAACTATGATTCAATAAACGAGACCGCAATCGCTGCTACTTTTTGGCAGTGTGATAGCGTCGATGTTCAGGAGTTGGGCATTGAAGCATGGCAGGGAGCGCATGTTTATGCTAACGCCTCGACAGTTTCAGTGGCTCTAAGCTGGACGCAGGATTATAAGCTGCTCAACACCACCGGAAAGCACGGTCCTTTTCAGGCTATGGCAACACTTACTGGCGGCACAGAGCTTTTTACGCTCCCAACTACAGATAACAGTTATTTTTACTGCCTGAATACCGCAAGGCTAAAAATTTCAAACATGACTGGCGACATGTCTACATCAGAGTTCAACACTACTTATCTGGTCACAGTTGATGCAAATTCAGGTTTTATCATGGAAAATACGTCCGTTTATTTCGGGGCGAACTTGAGGCTGGCGCCAGCTAATTGGGCAAGTATTGAGCTTATTAATGACAGGTTTATTAAATTCATCCTTGCCCCATCTGGATATGAATACGAGGGCAGAGGCATATCATATGCAACCACTTACTCAACTCAATTAATTAACGGCGGTGATGGTAGGGTTCAGCTTACTCCGCCTGTCGGCTGGAAAATAATTGGAGTTGAGGCTTGGGTAATTATAGGAACGCAGGGCCAAGCCACATCAGTCGCTCCGGTAGGTATTGTTAGCTTCAGCGACACGGCAGTTAACCTTCAGACCCCAGTTACTACCGCAAACACTTTTAGTATCAATTACAAGCTTCGCCTAAAGGTAAATAAATAAGCCCCGAAAGGGGCTTTTATTTATAAAGGTGTTATACTCAGTCTTTTGTCTTTATCCCAGCTAACTTGATAAACGCCATTACCATTACCAGGGTGTTTTGATTTAAAGAAAATCCCGTTTCTTGACCAAAACTGGTCATCTGTACGATACAAGTAAAGGTAAGAAACCCCTTTCAGAACATCGCTTAACGTTTTGTCGCAGGTCCACTGGTCTGACTTGCTGTAAGAATTACCTAAAGACCAACACCAACTAAATGGACGGTATGGCAGCATATAATAGTTAAATACTACTGCTGAGTATCCATTTGAATTCTGGTCAATCAGATAAGCGCGTTCTCCATCTTTTATATGCGTTTTTATAAGTGCCGTAGCTTTCGCGATCTTATCTATTACCGGCGTCTTTGTCTCATTGGGATAAATACCCAAGAAATCTTTTGATAGTGAACTTGGAGCTACCGCCCCGAAAAAAGCTAATGCGAAGAAAGAAGCCAAGTATTTCGATTTTTTACATTTGGCCTCAAGTGCATATGATGCCTGACACAGAATAATGATTCCCCAGGCAAGGAAGAATGTTGCTGAGTACCTCTCAAAAGAGGCAAGTTTCAAACTTTCGTACGGAGTGAAGAATGATATATAGCAAACAATCAAAAACGATAAATATGCTAATCCAAAAATTGACATTCCTGCCTGGATTAACAAACCTTTAACTCTCCATGTGCCTTTACTTAATAGACACAATACAATTCCAGCGGCAAGCATTCCTATGAATGCCTCAAACATTGTAACTTTAAAAACCCAGCCGTTTAAGTTCAGAAATGATGTGTCAAAAAATCTGTGCAAAAACTCATGAATTGTTCCTTGAGCTTTTTCTTTTAATGGTGACTGGCTAAACTGATTTAAGCTCGGTAAGCTGGTATTTGAAGGGAAATTTATACTTTTAACATACCAGGACCATGACTTGTATGTAATTGGGATGACTAAAAAAGATAAGAAAGAGCTGATAACTAGAGTTCTTTTTCTAATTTCAGACCTGCTAATGATTGCCAGAGTAACAAAAGCAGCGGCAGAGAATAGAGCAAATATCAATCCTATTTGTTTTATTATAACTAAGTTAGCTAACGATACGCAAAGGAAGAAAATGTCTATCCGGGTTCTCGCAGTTACTGCTAGCGCAAATGTAGCAGCAAAGTACACACCCAGTAATTGGTCGACGTAAACGTGCTTTAAATCATACCCAAATATGTATATAAGAGATATCGATAAAACAAAAATTATAAAAGTTGAGGGTTTGCTTTCACTTGACAGTCGTGAAGCGGCAAAAAGAGTTGCTGACAATATGAAGAAAGAGTGAGATGCTAAGAGTAACCTCTCTGACCACCCAAAAAAGAACAGTGAATAGAATTGCCATAACTGCTGTCCGGGAGGGTAGTTTTTGAATGCGGTAAGTGGTGTTGATACTGTATATATAGAGTTTTCAGAATATATTAGCTTTATGCTGGAAACCCAAAAGGAAAACTCATCCCATCCAGTGAAGACAAATCCCGTCTTGATTGCAAAAATGAATGCTACAAACGGAATGGAGTACAATACCATCCAGCTGATATTATTTGTTTTTGGCAGGTTTATTCCTTTTGAAATTTGGTATGCCAAAAGAGAAATGCCGCCAGCGCAGAGAGTTATTGCTCCAGACTTTAATTGTCCTGGTAATGAAAATATATATAAAAACAATACTGCAACTGATATAAAATAAAATAATGTCTCTGCTGCCCTTCTTTTCATAGAAAGGTGCATAAATGATAAATAGCCAAAGGATGATAATAAGGCTAAGAATATAGATATCATAATAATTCCCTTAAGATTTAACGGCGACTACTATTCCTGTCATGATCAATGCAACCCCGATGAAATATTGGGCGGTGAATCTCTCACCTAAAAATAAGTAGCTTCCAATCGGAACAATTGCAAATGCCAAGGCCATTAATGGATATGCCTTTCCTAGATCGATCTTTTGAAGAACCCATACCCATGCTATTGTCGTAAATCCATATAATGCAAATGCACTGCCAAGTATAATACACACGCTTAAAGAAAAAATAGAGCCTGCCTTATGTAATTCAATTGCGCTCATTTTGAATAATATCTGGCCAGCAGCAATTCCGACGACGCAAATCAAAGCTATGAAATAAAACATTTATTTGAACCTATTGTGAAAGGGGCGCTTTGGCATATTTGAAACGTCATGGCCTATAAATGCCAACAGGAGTTGAAGCCCTAATATTATTGGTAAGGCAGATAACATTACTGTTCCTGACGTTGTAGGGATTGAGCTATAAATTGACTCAATCCAATTTACAGAGCCGGTAACCAGTCCAAATAATAGCATGAACAAACCAATAGGAAGCTCTATTGACGCAATAGACATGTCTCGCAAATAGTAATTGTAAAAAACTCGCTTAAAGAAATTTCTACCATGCTTGTAAAGAAAGTCGCCAATTATTTTTGAAATTTTGAGATTGCTTTCTTCGTCCTCATATTTTGCATCCATTGGTATGTCAACCACAGCCGCTCTCAGTGTGTTAAGCCTGAATAAAATGTCTGATTCGAAAAAGTATCTCTTAGATATTTTATTTAATGGAAGATGCTTAATAGCATCAGCATGGATGGCGGTATAGCCATTGGTTGGGTCAAAGATATCCCAGTATCCTGACGAGAATTTAGTCATGAAAGACAGAACTGCGTTACCAAAAATCCTGATCTTCGGCATGGCACTAATATTGTCCAGATTGAAAAATCGGTTACCTTTAGTGTAATCAGCTTCTCCAGCCATGATAGGGGCCGTGAAGTCAGGTATCAGCGCCGGTTCCATCTGGTCATCGCCATCAATCTTGACAACGATGTCGATGCCGTCATTGACCGCTGCCTGGTATCCTGTCATCACCGCACCGCCAACCCCCTGGTTAACCTCATGCTTGATAACTGATACCCTTTCGTCAGTGTTATGCTCTAAAACAAAATCACCAGTTCCTTCCGGGCAGCAATCGTCTATCACGTAGATTTTTTGAACCGTTGGGCCAATCTTTCCTATCACATTCAGTATGTGTTTTTTCACCTTGTACGAAGGGATTACCACCGCAACTCTCAT